AAATAGATTGAGACAAATCAAATAAAGTTGTTGGTTTTAATGTTGATCCAACAAAAGAAAATCAACAAATATTTAAATCTTTTAGCGTTTCACAAGATCCGGGAAAACCAACAAGTGAATCTTTACAGATTTTGGATCAAATGGCCAATGTTGAAAAAAACAGACGATCATCTACACAAAGTGTTTCATTATTTAATTTATATAAGAATAGAAGTTATAGTTGTTCTGTTGATATGATGGGATGTGCTTTGATACAACCAATGATGTATTTTAATATTAGAAATATACCTATGTTTTCTGGACCATATATGATTACAAAAGTAAGTCACGATGTTTCTGAAAATGGATTTAATACGGTTTTTGAAGGAATAAGACAACCCTTTTATAGTTTACCAACAGTAGATAATTTTTTACAAACCTTAAATGTTAAAATTCTTTCACAATTACAAAGTAAAATACAAGAAAATGAATCAAAACAAAAACAAGATTCTGCAAATGTATTGTTTCAAGCACAAAATACAATTGCGAATTTACAATCTCAAGACACTTTAACTAAAAATCAAGATTGTGCAAATCAATTAAATAGTAGGTATAATAATTTTACAGGAGTAGATACTCCACAACCAACATCTATTTCAGTAAAAACATTTTTAAATGAATTAAGAAACATTTTAATTGAATTAAAATATGATATGACAGGAGATACTACATATCAAACAGCGGCGTCAGTTTTTACATTTGTGTTTGTTGACTCAGGAAATAATAATGGAACAGAACTAAGTGCTTATGAAAATAATTACAGCACAATAAATTTACAAGAAGTTTATGGTGACACTTTCTTTGAATTTATAAATAGAAAGTATTTTTGTGTTTCAAGAGGAACGGATAAAAATTTACCAATTGTTGCTTTTAGATCTTTAAAAGATTTTATAAAGTTTGTTTTACTTAAAGTTGGAAATATCCCAACGTTCTTGAATCAAGACGAAAGTAAGTTTTCACAATATGGTGATAACTCTCCACCATATAATTTGGCTAAACAATATGTGTTACATTATCCGATCAATCAAAACGCCGATGTTTATACTAAAATTGAGGCGGACAACAATCAAATTGAATCATTAAGGTCAGAATTTTTAAAAGCTTATCAAATTTTTAAATCATTGTGGTCCTAAATAAAATAATACAGATATTTATAATAAAAATTATATATGAATACAAAACTTATATTAGATAACTACTTGGGTAAAAACACAAGAGTTTCAGAGAAGGATAAAGGTAATGGTTACAAAGAAGTTTGTGATTTAGATACTGGAGACTGCTACACAGTAAGAATGAAAGATGGTTTAATTGAAAGAGTTGACAACACTAAAAATTCTTTTAAAAAAATCCAAGTTGAGACCAAGAATGGTATAAAAACATTATTAAACGGATAGTATGAAATTAGATGAAAAAATATTAGAAGAAATCGCAAGATATAGATCAATCAACAACTATATTACAGAGCAAGAAGTTCCACCACCACCTGGAGACGTTCCACCACCACCTGTTGATCCGGCAGCGGCCCCATCACCTGATGCAGGAGCATCCCCAGCACCTGACGCAGGAGCAGCCCCAACACCACCAGCAGCTCCTGAAGGAGAACCAATTGATGTTGGTGCAGATCCTGACGTTGAAGAGGTTGGAGCAGAAGGAGAAGAAGGTGAAGGAGAAACTGAAGAGTTGGACATCACTGATTTGGTTGATTCTCAAAAAACAATGGCAGACAAACAAGAAGAATATTTTGAAAATCTTTTTGGTCAAATAAAGAAAATGGAAGAAAAATTGTCAGAAATGGATAGTTTAGTTCAAAAAATAGATTCGTTAGATTCTAAAGTTGAAAAATATAGACCAAAAACGGCACAAGAAAAACTACAATTAAGAAGTTTAGATTCAGGACCATTCAAACAAAATTTGGCAGACTTCTTTAAAGACAAAGAAGAGGAAATGGAAAAAACAGGAAAAAACGAATACGTTTTAACCCAAGACGAAGTTGAAAATTTTAGCCCATCAGAAATTGAAAAATCATTTAATGAACCAATGGAAGATGAAGACGACATATTATTGAATAGATATAATTCGTAAGGTATAAGGTCACAAATTGTGACCTTATATTTTTTTTAAGAATACCATTTGACTATAACTTTTTATACCCTTATACTTTTTACATATAAACTTTTAATTTTAATTTTACATGGCGACAAATGTTTTAGACGCGGTTTTGGCTCAATATGAAAGTTCAAAACAAAGTGGTTCTTCTTCCACTTCAAAAATGTCACAAGAAGAAAGAATGAAAAAATATTTCGCAGCTCTTTTGAAAGAGAACGAAAAACAAGGACAAAAACGTGTTCGAATTTTACCAACAACAGACGGATCTTCACCCTTCAAAGAAGTATGGTTTCACGAAATTTCATTGGATGGAAAATGGCAAAAATTCTATGATCCAGGAAAAAATGACAATGAAAGATCACCTTTGAATGAGGTATATGAAGAACTTATGTCAACAGGAAAAGATTCTGATAAAGAATTGGCAAAACAATATAAGGCTCGCAAATTCTATATCGTTAAAGTTATTGACCGAGATAACGAACAAGATGGAGTTAAATTTTGGAGATTCAAACATAACTACAAACAAGAAGGAATCTTAGACAAAGTTATTCCAATTTGGAAAGCAAAAGGAGATATCACAGACCCAACAACAGGACGAGATCTAATTTTGGAACTAACCAAAGCCAAAACACCAAAAGGAGCATTTTACACAGTTATTCAAACTGTAATGTATGATGACCCATCACCAATTTCTAAAGATGAAGATCAATTAACAGAATGGGTTTCAGATGAAATGACATGGGAAGATGTTTATTCAAAAAAACCTGTTGAATATCTTGAAGCAATCGCAAGAGGAGAAACTCCACGTTGGGATTCTGAAAAAGGTGGATATGTTTATGCAAACGATGAAACCGCAGAATTTTCTATGGGAGGATCAAAATCCAAATCAATTAACGAAGTTGAAGATCCACAAGCAAACGATCAGGTTGACGAAGAATTACCATTCTAAAAAAAACCAAAGTATTATCAAAACACCGATTTACAATGTCGGTGTTTTTTTTTATCATTAAATTAAATAGAAAATTATGGCAATTAAGAAAAATGATTTTAGTTCATTAAAAAAGAAATTTTCCACATCAGCAAAATATAAACCACAAAGATTTTTTGATTTGGGTCAACCTTTTTTGGATGCTGTGGGACTTCCTGGTCCTGCTATGGGACATATAAATATGTTTTTGGGACATTCAGATACAGGAAAAACAACAGCACTTGTTAAAACTGCGGTTGACGCTCAAAAGAAAGGTATTCTTCCTGTGTTTATTATTACAGAACAAAAATGGAGTTTTGATCACGCAAAACTTATGGGTTTTGACTGTGAAGAAGTTGTCGACACCGAAACAGGTGAGTTAGAATGGGACGGGTTTTACATATTTAACAATAACTTCAATTACATCGAACAAATTACAGATTACATTAATGAATTATTAGATGCTCAAGAAAAGGGGGATTTGGATTATTCTTTATGTATTATGTGGGATTCAGTTGGATCTGTTCCTTGTAAAATGACTTACGAAGGTAAAGGAGGAAAGCAACATAATGCTAGCGTTTTAGCAGACAAAATCGGTATGGGAATCAATCAAAGAATTTCAGGATCACGTAAGTCTGACTCTAAATACGAAAATACTTTAATTATCGTAAATCAGCCTTGGGTGGAGTTGCCGGATAATCCTTTTGGACAACCCAAGATTAAAGCAAAGGGCGGTGAGGCAATTTGGTTAAACTCTTCATTGGTATTTTTATTTGGTAATCAAAAGGGTGCAGGAACAACAAAAATTACAGCAACAAAAGACAAAAGAACTGTAAAGTTCGCATCAAGAACAAAAGTGTCAGTTATGAAAAATCACATCAATGGACTTGGTTTTGAAGATGGGAAAATAATTGTAACACCACACGGTTTTTTACCTGGCAAGGAAGCGTCTGAAGAAAAAGCATCAATCGAACAATACAAGAAAGATTATGCTGAATATTGGAAAGAAATAATTGGAGTCGATGGTGACTTTGATTTGAAAGCAGAAAAAGAAGAAGTAGAGTAGTAATAATTTAAAAGACAAGAAGTGTCAAAAACGTTATTGGTTGACGGAAACAACCTATTAAAAATCGGATTTCACGGAGTAAGAGATTTCTTTAATAAAGGAGAACACGTTGGGGGTATTTGGCACTTTCTAAATACCCTAAAACGTTTCCTTGACGAGAATAACTATAACAAAGTAGTTGTGTTTTGGGATGGAGAAACAAGTTCATCACAAAGAAGATTATTATATCCAAAATACAAACTTAATCGTAAAACTAGTAACCCCGAAGATTTTAAAGAAGAATCGTTTTTAAAACAAAAACAAAGGGTTAAAGAATACCTTGAGGAAATGTTTGTTAGACAATTGGACGTTGAAAATTCAGAAGCCGATGATCTGATTGCTTATTATTGTCAGATTTCTGAAGACGAAAGTAAAACAATATTTTCGACAGATAGAGACCTTACACAACTTATTTCTAAAGATGTGACAATATATTCACCAATAACAAAAAGGTATTATAAGAATGGAGATACGATTAAAATTGATCAAATAGAGATTCCCCACTATAATGTTAAAACATATAAAATATTAACTGGTGATAGTTCAGATAATATTGATGGTATTTTTTATCTTGGTGAAAAAACTTTTGTAAAATTATTTCCTGAAATACTTGAAAAGGAAATTAGTATTACTGATATTTTAACAAAAGGTGAAGAATTATTAAAAGAACAGAAAGAAAATGTGGTTTTAAAAAATCTTTTAAGTGGAAAAACAAAAGAGGGAATATTTGGGGACGAGTTTTTTGTTATTAACGAAAAATTAGTTGACTTATCAAAGCCTTTGATTTCCGAAGAAGGAAAAGAGTTAGTTCGATCGTATTACTCTGAGTCGTTGGATCCAGACGGAAGGGGACACAGGAATTTAATTCGTATGATGATGGACGACGGATTCTTTAAATACTTACCAAAGGGTGACGACTCGTGGGTAAATTTTTTAAAACCATTTTTAAAACTATCAAGAAAAGAAAAAAGTAAGTTTAGAAACAAAAAGTAGAAACCAAAAAAACTATGAAAGAACAAGAAATAACAAAAGTAGAATTTTTGTTAATGTGTAATGAAAACATTGTTGTCCAAAGATTTTTTAATGTTAGAGGATTCAATAAAAACGCTCACAAATCAGAAAATTTTTATGATCATATTAATTCGTTGTGTAACGAACTACAATATGATTTAAAGATGAGATCTGTAAGTTATTTATTGACTAATCAATACGAGATTTTTGAAAATCCCGAAATCTTAAACACATCAATTACGGATGGTCCAGAAAAATTTAATTTAATTATTAAGGTTGGAGACCTGACAATTTGTCATAGGCAGTTTGATGCCAAAGTATACCCTCCGAAGGTAAGATACACCGTAGACCTACGCCCAAAGTTAAAAACGATAATGGCTGGTCTTACTGACATTTTTTCAGGTAAGAAATTTAATTATTTTTATCCCGAACTTATCAAAAATTAATAGTATTTATCATACGAAAGGAGAAACAAGACAATGGCAACGAGTAAAAATTTTGAGTATTTAGGAAATACATTTCAATTACAACTTTTAAATCAAATTATAGTAGACAAAGATTTTTCACATTCTATTATTGATGTAATTGAGAACAACTATTTTGAAAACAAATACTTCAAAATAATCATTCAAATGGTGAGGGAATATTATTTAAAATATGATCACACACCATCATTTGAAACCCTTGAACAAATAACTAAATCTGAACTTCAGCAGGAATTAGCATCCAAGATTGTAATGGACACAATCAAGAAAATTAAGGATGCACCTATTGATGGCGTAGGTTTCGTTCAAGAAAAGGCTTTAAAATTCTGTAAACAACAAGAACTTCAAAAGGTAATGGGTCAGGCCCAAAAGATCATTGACGGAGGTGAGTTTGAAAACTACGACACTTTAGAGGAGTTGGTTAAGACAGCACTTCAAGTAGGAGCAAAAGACACATCAATGACGGATATATTTTCGAACCTTGATCAAGTGTTAGAAGAAGATTACAGACACCCAATTCCTATGGGAATCCCTGGTATTGACAGACTACTTAAAGGTGGTTTGGCTAAAGGAGAAATCGGTGTAATCTTAGCACCAACTGGTGTGGGTAAATCAACAATTTTAACAAAGATTGCTAATCACTCATTTAATCTTGGGTTTAACGTCCTTCAAGTCTTTTTTGAGGACAATCCAAAGGTTATTCAAAGAAAGCATATCACGTTGTGGACAAAGATTCACCCTGACGATTTGTCAGGAAAAAAAGACGAGGTAATGAAAAAAGTCAAAGAAGTTGAAGAGTCGATGCCAAATAAGTTGATAATGAAAAAGTTACCTTCAGATACAATGACTATGTTACAAATCAAAAATCAAATTAGAAAAATTATTTCTGATGGGATTAAAATTGACATGGTGGTTTTAGATTATATTGATTGTGTTGTTCCAGACAAAAACTTGGGTGATGAATGGAAAAGTGAAGGTTCGGTAATGAGAGCATTTGAGGCAATGTGTCACGAAATGGATCTTGTTGGGTGGACTGCAACACAAGGAAATAGGGCATCAATTTCATCAGAAGTTGTTACAACAGACCAAATGGGTGGGTCAATTAAAAAGGCACAAGTTGGTCACGTAATCATATCGGTAGCAAAAACATTACAACAAAAAGAACTTAAACTGGCAACAATCGCGATAACCAAGTCAAGAATTGGGGATGACGGAATTGTGTTTGAAAATTGTAAATTTGATAACGCAATGATTGAAATCGACACAGAAAGTTCAATGACGTTCTTGGGAATTGAAGAACAAAAAGAAGAAAGACAAAGAGAAAGGGTAAAAGAACTTATTAAAAAACGACAAGAAAAGGAGTCACAAAAGCCACAATCTCCGGTAAATAATTAAATCACAATTTTAAAAATTAAAAAAAAATGGATATTTCACAAAGAATATTAAGCGACATTACGGTGTATATGAAATACGCAAAATTTGTCCCTGACTTAAACAGAAGAGAAACTTGGGAAGAGTTGGTGACAAGAAACAAAGAAATGCACCAAAAAAAATACCCCCAAATCAAAGAAGAGATTGAGGAAGTATATCAAATGGTATATGACAAAAAAATTCTTCCATCTATGAGATCTTTACAATTTGGTGGAAAACCAATTGAGATTTCACCAAACAGAGTTTACAATTGTGCTTATTTACCAATTGATCATGCTGATGCTTTTTCAGAAACAATGTTTTTGCTTTTAGGTGGAACAGGAGTTGGTTTTTCGGTTCAAAAACATCACGTTGATAAACTACCCGAAATTAAAAGACCAAACCCAAATAGAACAAGAAGATATTTGATTGGAGATTCTATCGAAGGATGGGCTGACGCAATTAAAGTATTAATTGAATCTTATTTAGGATTAAAATCATCAACACCAATTTTTGATTTTTCTGACATCAGACAAAAAGGAGCATTGTTGGTAACATCAGGGGGAAAGGCACCTGGACCACAACCACTTAAAGATTGTATTCATAATATCACAAAAGTATTTGAATCAAAACAAGATAGTGAAAAATTAACACCAATCGAAACTCACGATATTGTATGTCATATTGCTGACGCAGTTTTAGCTGGAGGTATTAGAAGAGCAGCACTTATCAGTTTGTTTTCTGCTGATGATGAAGAAATGATTTCTTGTAAATCAGGAAATTGGTGGGAACAAAACCCACAAAGAGGAAGAGCAAACAATTCAGCAGTTTTACTTCGTCACAAAATAACCAAAGAATATTTTATGGATTTGTGGAAAAGAATTGAATTATCAGGAGCAGGTGAACCAGGAATTTATTTATCAAATGATAAAGATTGGGGAACAAACCCTTGTTGTGAAATCGGTCTTCGTCCTTACCAATTTTGTAATTTATGTGAAGTAAACGCATCTGATATTGAATCACAGGAAGACTTTGAAAAAAGAGTAAAAGGGGCGGCGTTCATTGGAACATTACAAGCAGGATATACAGACTTCCATTATCTTCGTGATGTATGGAAAAGAACCACAGAAAAAGATGCTCTTATTGGTGTTGGAATGACTGGTATTGGATCAGGAGTTGTTTTAGGTTATGATATGGAAGCGGCCGCACAGGCAGTTAAAGATGAAAACGAAAGAGTCGCTGAACTTATTGGAATTAATAAGGCTGCAAGAACAACCACAGTTAAACCATCAGGAACATCATCTTTGGTATTGGGAACTTCATCAGGAATTCACGCTTGGCATAATGACTATTATTTAAGAAGAATCCGTGTTGGAAAAAATGAAGCAATTTATTCTTATCTTGCAATTAATCACCCCGAACTTGTTGAAGATGAATACTTCCGTCCACACGACACTGCGGTAATTACAATTCCACAGATGGCACCTGAAGGATCAATTTTACGATATGAGTCCGTATTTGAGATGTTAGAAAGAGTTAAAAAAGTTTCAAAAGAGTGGATTAAAACAGGGCATAGATCAGGACAAAATAGTCATAACGTATCTGCAACAGTTTCAATCAAAGAAAATGAGTGGGAATTAGTTGGAGAATGGATGTGGAAATCAAGAAAATTTTACAACGGCTTATCAGTATTACCTTATTCAAACCATACTTATACCCAGGCACCTTTTGAAGATTGTAACAAAGAAGATTTTGAAAGATTGTTAAAATCACTAAAAAATGTTGATTTAACAAAAGTAATTGAATTACAAGACAATACAAATCTTAGTGGTGAAGCGGCTTGTGCTGGTGGAGCCTGTGAAATAGTATAGTTATGACTGTAAATGCATCAAACGATTGGATACAACAATTATATGTTCAGGAGACATCAAAAAAATCTCCTGAACCTGATTTTTATGAAAATGAAAACGGAAAAATTGTTATGACCAAATCTTACCATATTAAGAGGGGTTCTTGTTGTGGATCAAAATGTTTAAATTGTCCCTACGAACCGAAATATGTCAAAGGAAATAAAATCGTAGAAAAATCACTAAGAAATTAGTGATTTTTTTTATATATCTAAACTATTTATTTGTATGTCGAATATTATTTCAGAAGAAATTCAAAAGATTAGAAAAATGATGCTCTTGGAAGAACTAGTCCAAGAAGACGGAGCCAAGAAATTAAAACAAACTTTAGATATTCTACAAAAAAAAGATAAAGTTTTACTTTTGAGTTGTTCAAACAGATTTAACTGGGACCCTAAAAACATAGACGTTCCAAAATCAAAGATACTTGCAATGTATTTGAATGAGGAACTTGGAAAAAAATCTGTATTTATGGATGTGTCAGAACTTAAAATATTTCCTTGTGAGGGTAATGTTTCAAGGGAAGAAGGGAATAGTTGTGGTGTATTAAAATCATTATTAAAAGATAATAAAAAAAATCCTTCAGGTCATCATAGGTGTTGGGCAAGTTTAAATAATAAAACTGATGAATTATGGAAGATCAGTAAAGAATTATTTGAATCAGACGCTGTGGTATTCTTTAGTTCAGTAAGGTGGGGACAAGCCAATATGTTTTATCAAAATCTAATAGAAAGATTAAATTGGATTGAAAACATGCATACCACTTTAGGTGAAAAAAATATTGTTAAAGATATTGAAACAGGTTTTATTTGTGTTGGTCAAAATTGGAATGGTGAAAATGTCACAGAAACCCAAATGGAGGTTCATAAATTCTATGGATTCAAACCCAATAAAAAACTATATTGGAATTGGCAATATACAACCGATGCGTATGACGAAAGTAAATCTTCTTACAAAAAATCCCACAAAAAATTCATTGATGATATGGGTTTATAAAATCGGTTATTATAAATATAAATCATCGTCATAGGACAAAAAAAATATCCGATGTGTTTTTTCAAGATAGGTCGGGATTTTTTATTTAATGTAATTTTTACTTAAAAAAAACCTAACCTATATTTATATGTGATATGGCAAATGGTATTACTTATGGAATTTCTTTCCCTTTTGTTGACTCTTTCACAGGACGATATTTGGACGTAACAAATTCAACTGAAGGTGAAATAAGGGCTAATTTGGTTCATTTATTACTAACAAGAAAAGGATCGAGATATTTTTTACCTGATTTTGGAACAAGACTTTATGAGTTTATATTTGAACCATTAGACGGACCAACTTTTTCTGATATTGAAGCCGAGATAAGAAGTACGATTGGAACTTATATGCCAAATTTGCAAGTAACCAATATAAGTGTTGAACCGGCATCTGCGGGTTTAGAAGATAAAGGTTATACCGTGAATAGAGATGGAGAAAGGGAGTTTAAAGTTACAAATATCGCAACTTTAGAACACACCGCAAAAATTAAAATAGATTATCGTATAACAGATTCGGCTTTTGAATCTCAAGATTTTATCATTATCAATATTTAATATTATATGGCTGAGAAAAAAATTTCCTATACCGTAAGGGACTTTCAAGGAGTTAGAACTGAATTAATTAATTTTACAAGAACTTATTATCCTGATTTGGTTCAAAACTTTAATGATGCAGGTATTTTTTCTGTGATGTTAGATTTGAATGCTGCGGTTACGGATAACTTGAATTATCAAATTGATAGAAGTATTCAAGAAACCGTATTACAATTTGCACAACAAAAAAATTCGGTATATAATATTGCAAGAACTTATGGATTAAAAGTTCCTGGACAAAGACCATCGGTTGCTTTAATTGATTTTTCAATTACGGTTCCGGCTTTTGGAGATAGAGAAGATTTGAGATATTGTGGTGTTTTACGAAGAGGATCACAAGTTAATGGTGGAGGACAACCATTTGAAACGGTATATGATATTGACTTCGCGTCACCAATCAATGCTGAAGGGTCACCAAATAGAGTTAAAATACCTAACTTTGATTCAAGTGGAAAACTATTAAATTATACAATTGTCAAAAGAGAAGTTGTTGTTAACGGTATTACAAAAGTATATAAAAGGGTAATAACACCAAATGATTCGAAACCTTATTTAGAATTATTTTTACCTGAAAAAAATGTATTAGGAATTACTAGTGTTTTATTGAAACCTGGAACTCAATATTCAACAATACCAAATCCACAAGACTTTTTAACTTTGGGACAAGAAAGATGGTATGAGGTTGACGCATTAGTTCAAGATAGAGTTTTTATTGAAGATCCAACGAAAACTTCAGATCAACCAGGTATAAAAGTAGGAAGATATATTACGACATCAAACAAATTTATTTCTGAATATACACCACAAGGATTTTGTAAAATGACGTTTGGTGGGGGAAATATTTCTGCTGATGAACAATTAAGACAATTTGCAATTGATGGAAAAGGATTTGATTTGAGTAGGTATACAAACAATTATGCTTTGGGAGCGGCTCTTTCACCAAATACTACATTATTTGTTCAATATAGAATTGGTGGTGGTTTATCAAGTAATTTGGGTATTAATACAATAAATCAAATTGGTACGGTTTCATTTGCAGTAAATGGACCTTCACAAAGTGTTAATAATAGTGTTATTAATAGTTTACAATGTAATAACGTAACTGCAGCAATTGGAGGAGCAAATCCACCAACAACTGAAGATGTTAGAAATTTGGTGTCTTTTAACTTTGCAGCTCAAAACAGAGCGGTAACCGTAAATGATTATAATTCACTTATTAGAACTATGCCATCTCAATTTGGGGCACCAGCAAAAGTTGCTATCACGGAAGAAAACAACAAAATAAGAATTAAAATGTTGTCTTATGACGCTAATGGAACTTTAACAAATGTTGTATCAAACACCTTAAAACAAAATGTTGCAAATTATTTATCAAACTACAGAATGATAAATGATTATATATCTATTGAGGCCGCTGATACAATAGACTTGGCTGTCACAGTTGACGTAGTTTTAGATAATAGTCAAAATCAGGGAGCAATCATTTCAAAAACAATTCAAATTATTACGGACTTCTTTAATCCGTTAGTTAGAAATCTTGGTCAAAATGTTAATATCTCTGAATTGAGAAGATTAATTCAATCAGAAAATGGAATTGTAAGTATTACAGATGTTTTATTCTTTAATCAAGTTGGAGGTCAATATTCGTCAAGTCAAACTTCTATGCCGTATGCAGATCCTGTTACAAGACAAATTCAACCAACGGCAGATACTTTATTCGCAACACCAACACAAACTTATCAGATTAGATATCCAAACAAGGATATTAATGTTAGAGTTTTGAACCTGAAATCAGTAAACTTCTCTTAGTAATTTATTTTTTTCAACTTATAACTATTTTTATCAAAATAGCAAATAAACTATTTATGAAAAAACGTTTTTTTAATGGGTAAGTCGTATAGAATAAGAACTGAAGTTGGTGTAGACAAATACATAAATGTAAATTTAGAACAAGATTGGGAATCTTTAGAGATATTGTCTTTAAAGATTTTGGCAAACGATGTGTATACTCGTTTTTGTTCTGACTATGGTGTTGTCACGGGTAGAGTTTTTGTAAACGGAGGATTTGGATTACCAAACGCTAAAGTCTCTGTTTTTATTCCGTTGGATGCTGCTGACGAATTAAACCCCGTAATCTCAGAATTATATCCATATAAAACAATAACTGAAACCAACGCGGATGGTTATAGATATAATCTATTACCTAAATTACCTTCATATAACGGACACGTCTCGACAGGATCATTTCCGAATAAGGGAGATGTTTTAATGGACGGATCGTATATTGAGGTATACGACAAATATTATAGGTTCACCGTAACAACAAATGAAAGTGGTGATTTTATGTTTTTTGGTGTTCCAGTTGGAACTCAAACAATCGTAATGGATGTTGATTTATCTGACATTGGTTGTTTTTCATTATCACCACAAGATCTAATACAACAAGGATTAGCAACCGAAACTCAAGTTAATGGGGCCAAATTTAAATCATCAACAAACCTAAGAGAGTTACCACAAATTAAAAATTTAGTTTTTGACGTTGATGTTCGACCATTTTGGGGTGATGCAGAACTTTGTCAAGTTGGAATAACACGAGTTGATTTTGATTTAACAAAACAAGCAAATATCAACATACAACCTACGGCGATTTTTATGGGGTCGATTATCTCGACAACTGATGACGACGCTTTAAAGGTAAGTTGTAAACCAAAAAATAACACGGGTAATTTATGTGAATTAGTTGCAGGACCTGGTGAAATTCAAGCAATTAGACAAACCATATTTTCGGATGATAATGGACTTCCGATCTTAGAAAGATACCAAATAGAACAAGAAGGAAAGGTTATTGATGCTGACGGAACTTATTTATTAAATGTACCAATGAACCTTGATTATGTTTTTACCAATGAGTTCGGACAACAAGTAATATCTAATGATCCAAAAAAAGGAATACCAACAAAAGGGAAATATAGATTTAGGTTTAAGTGGCAAAACGAACAAGGACTTCAAGGAAGTTTTCAAAGAGCAAATTTTTTAGTTCCAAATATTAAAGAATATGGTTGGAATAACACATATAATTCATCAAACGACCCATTCACCAATTTATCACCAGGAACTTATACATATCCATCAATACCTGCTGGATCAATTACGGGTTTAACAGCAACAAATAATTTTGGTGTTAATTTAGGTCTGTCACAACCTACAACAAATAATGTTAGTTCATATTCAATTTATCTTAATGGTCAATTGTATATTGGAAGTTTAAATTCAATACCTTTTAATATTGGTGATACGATACAAATTGTTGCAACTCCTGTTGATTCATCTCAACCTCAATCAATCGTATTTACATCATATCAAGAGGAGTTATTTAATTTGTTAAGATCATACGCTTTTAGTACAGATTGGGATGATTATGCTAATGTACAAGAAGCTCTTAACTGTGAAGACACATTTTATGAATTTCATTATAATAAGGTATATACCACCGCCATGTTTTTGGACCGATATAAAAAAGGTATTGGTAGAGCAAAACATTTAGGTATTAAAGAAATTGATAATAGATCTTGTAAATCAACCGTCAACACATTTCCAGTAAACGACATTATTAGAAATTTTGACGCAATATTTTTTGTTTTTAATATTCTTATAAACATTCTAACATTTCCAATTTTAACTCTTTTATTTGTTGCTCATTTTATTTCATTTTTATGGCCAATATTAAAGTATGTTCTTATTATATTGGGTATTGTGTTGACAATACAGGCGGCCACTGATCTCCAAAATGTTTTTGAAAACACTTCTGAAGTTATAGAGGCAACACTAAGTGCGATAAGTGTTAATTTAGGAGGTCCTGTTGTAGATACTGGTGCGTTAATAAAGTCCGTTAGGTTACTTATAAAACAATTTATACTAATTGCAAAGGCAGCTTTTTCAGTAGTATTAGCAGCTTCGTTTACTGCATTTGCAATATTTGCCGCAGCAAAAATAAAAGGATTTCCAAGAATTGGATTACCAATGATTTCATATCCTGATTGTACAAGTTGTGATTGTGACTGTAAAAATGCAGACATGAGTGATGATTTTGACTCAAATTCTGTTTACAATGAAATTAATACCGCAGCACAATCATCAGGTGGGGGAACAAACAATACTGTGTTGTCAACACCAAAAACATTGATTGCTCCTGTGAATTCTTCCGCGGCATATGCATTAGATCATCCAAATTTAAAAAATGATCCAAATAATAATGACCCTTTTCCTCCTTGTAAATCATTAACAACTTTGATTGGTAACGGTGATATTACTATTGACGTTGTTGTTAAGGCTTCTTTAGATTATATAAGAATTGCTTCTGGATCTGACGTTATTAGTTCAACAGACCCAAATAGGTATTTACCAAATGAAGCTTATTTATTAAAAGCACCACAACCATTTTTATTTACCGCAGATAAAAATCCAGGGGCGGACGATAGATCTTTTGCATATCCTACTTCTGTGACATTTTCACAAAAATTAAATGAATTTAACACTAGAGACAAATACTTCAAAAGTAGTACAACTTCAGCATTTGGTAGTGGTGTAAATAGGATTAAAACAGTTGTGAATCCAACATCAGGATCAACACCATATGAAGATCAGGTTATAGTTGTATTAATGAATCCTGGATCTACAGAATCATTAGGTGTTGGAAACGTAGTTACATTCCAAGATCCAAATTATATGGATTCAGGATCTACTCTAAGAATGGTAAATTTGACGGGAGCAACAACAAACCAATTTCAAAATAACTCAATAACAGGAACGACATTAACAGGTCAAACATCTATATCAATAAATTATGCAAACCCTAATAATCCTTTAGGATCATTGCCCGCCACGATCGTCATTAACTCACCACAAGTTAGTCAAAAGCCTGTAATTGGTAACCCCCAAGTTGAGCAGTCATACCTTCAATATCCCACAGATCTTGAGTACTTCCAATTAATAACAGGTGTGACTTATAGTGATTTTATTAATCAGTCAAATTATACAACTGCTTCAGGGTTTTTCCCCCAAGATTATTTACTACACGACATTAGTTATGTTGCCCCATGTGGTGCTAGTAAGACTCTTAATAATATAATTGGAGTAATGGAAAATTACCAAACCTATGAAATTTGTATTTTCGTAAGAGGTGTAGATCCGTTTACCGCAAAACAAACTATATCTTATGACTTATCTAAAATATTTGGTAAATCTTATGGGAATATTTCAATACAAGGTGATTATTATTTAAATGTTCCAATACAACCATTACCCACATCATTAAAACCTACGACACATAACACAGTAAATAATGGAAATCAAACATTATATTTCCCTTCATTTACTTTTACGCCTGATCCGACACAATATACCGCATTTACTTCTAACTTACCATATTATTATTTAAGTACTGATGATGTTTTATCTACGAACTATTCGCCATATCCAGGTCAATGGCAAACAAATCAACAAAGTACCACATCACTCCAACAAACAATTGCTAATGGACGCAATATTCCAACATTAATACAACCTACATCCTTTTATACTGTCGGTGGGACATATTTAAGATGGGTAAATGATTTTCAGTCGACAAGTTTCTACATGCAAACAGGAAACAATAATAGTAACCCACCTTGTAATCAAGATTGTCAAAAGGGTGAATATTTTAATACTGGTTCAACATTTTATACTTTTGTTAATAGTATGGGTAATTTATCAGCACTGTATTCTCCTGCATATTATAGATACGGATTGTCTCCAATATCATTTCCAACTGTAAATAGTAATCGTATTGTGATGAGATCTGATAGATTACCAACTTCATCAAACGTACAAAACGGACCATCAGGAACACAAACAGGATATGCTTTACATCAAAATGATAATTTTTCATTTTACACCCAAAATGGAAGTCAAAGTCAACCAACAATCAGTGCTGGTGGAGACTTGGTATCTGGTGAATCTCAAGATGACGATCCGGTTACATCAGGATTAACAGAAACACTAACTTGTGAAGGAATGGTTCCTTTGGCTTGTTATACAGGATCAGGAAGTAATGTTGGGGTAGTTCCTTCGGGACAATGTTCAGTACCCGAAAATAGAATGGTTAACGGATGTTATTGTTTATTAAATTATATAGAAACAGATATTCCGGTCTTCAAAAAATTATATTTAATTCCAGAATACTTTAGAGATGCTAGATTGTTTTTAGAATGGAAAACAAGATTTACGATGAATTTTGCAGCTTGTAGAGGAGTTTTTGCTCAAGTTTTTCAAAACAATTGGGTAAACGGAGTTTTGTATATGTTTAATTTTAATAAAAGAACAACATTCAATATTTTAACACAACCAAATTATAATTATTGTGAAAATGTTATAGTTTTTAACGAACTTACAAATAATTTCTATTATAGGTCTTCCCCTTGGAATGATACAATACAAGAATTTATTGGAAAAAATTCCCCTAGTTATAACTCACAAAGTTTTTTATCAAATTTTCCTGGATTTGGTTATAATGAAAAACAAATACAATTTCCAACAACCGTTGTTGACTTGGGGCCAAGAGATTATTTCATAAATGAAGTTTGTTGTTCTTCAGGTATTGATGGTTTTGGTTCTTATTATGCAAACCAATTAAAAGCAACGTCATACCAAGACAACTCTGACATTATACAACTTGGATTTCTTTCTAGAATACTTAATGATGGTGTTAGACAAAGAATGTTACCCATTCCAAGTGGGGATAATTCTACTGAAGGAAAAGGCATAATTCAATTTTTCAATAGCACACGAGGTGGATATAGAATTGATGGTGATTGGGCTCAAATGTTATCAATAAATTCAGAATGGAAAGTTTTGCCGTTTATTACTGAAAACTTACCTCAGCCAAATCCAAATCAATATATTTTCTTTGGTGATAATGGGGCACCAAATGCTGACCTAATTAAACCTGTTATGGGATTATTTTTCCAAACTCCAACACCAAACTTAAGATATAGAAAAATAGAATCACCTGGAATTGAAACCTATAATTTTACACCTTTAATTGAGGAAAAATTTGGGTATTCAAAATCACAAGTTGTTCCAAACTACAAGTGGTCTTTAAAAAAGAGTAGTCCATCATCAAACATATTTGGAACTGAAGATAATAACTGGTATACAAATACAATAGGTCCGGGAGGAGCAGGAGGCGTTGGAGGATTCTATAAGAAAAAATACCAAGATTTAGATTTTACAACGTTAAATGAAAAATATATTACAACAACCACTAAATTAGGTTATATTGCTAATTATGATATTAATGGAAATCCTGATCCACAACCACTTCCAAATACAATCATACAAGGACAACCTATTGGAGTTGCCAATCAACCAATAGGATTGAATCAAGCAATTATAGTAGGTGCTCCATACCACTTCTATTTTGGGTTAAATAACGGAAAAACAGCCGTTGATAGATTTTATAAACTTTATGTTTCAACAGTAGAAGAATAATGGTAGATCCGACAACAAATATAATTTTATCGACCCAAAGATATAAGGGAGCACCAAAAACAGATCAGTTTATCAATGTTCCTTTCGCACAAACAAATAAAGAACTTATTGAATTTGATAGAAGCGTTGATTTAAATCTTGCAACCGTTTTTGATGAAGAAAGACAACAATCTACAATATTTAGACCTGTAACCAAGTATTCTGTCATATTTGAAAATGCTTATACAGGATCAACAACTTATGTTCCATTTAGAGATAATCTTTATTATACAAATGCTTTGTCAAACGCAATATCGTATTATCCTTCTGGAAATAATCCATCAGTTCCACCACTTCCAACAAATCAAAATGTTGCTTGGGATGGATTTCCTCAATACCCCGAATTTGATTTTATAAGAACTGATAATGATGTTCTTGGATATACAATTGGAAACGGAAGACATTTGGATTTTAAATCAGTAAGTGCAACAACATACAATTGGTCTCATTATTTAAGTTATGTTTATCAAAATGATTATAACAAAAATCTTTATGCGATTGAACCAAATACAAACATTTCTTGGAATTGGGTGGCTTCAGACGGACTTCCTTATTATGTAATTGTTGGTAGTGATCAAACAACAAGAGTTATTAGTTTTAAGTGTCCTGTTATGCATGGTTTATCTGTTGGAGAATCCGTTCAATTATCTACTAATTATAATGGAAATGAATTTTTTCAGGTAACCAGTTTGGGTGATCCTGCATCGGGATCGGATGAATACATTTTTAATATTAGAAACGTTGGTTATACAGGAAATACTTTTTTAACTTTTACACAAGGGACATTCAAAAGGGTTATAAATGTTTCAAATTCTGCTGATACAATTAGCAAATATTATGTTAGAAAACATAAAATATTGACAAACCCCGAATGTGCGGTTTTGGTAAATGCGGGATTTGAACAAAATGTTTATAACAATAAAACCAAGTGTGAAGTAAAGGCATTAACACCAAATCAAAAACAACGAACATCTGTTAAAGAAGGTGCAAGATCATATACATTATCTTTTAATTGTGATGTGGATATTCTTGATTTATTGGATAACGAAAACAGACCTGTTAGTGAATTATTTTTTACAACAGTTTGGAGAGGTTATTTTGGTTGGACACAAAAATTAAAACAAGGTTGGTATTTTAATACTTATTTGGATCAAACAAACCCACAAATTTGGTGGGATCAAAATAATCCTGATTCTAATACAAGTATAATCCAAAATCAATATAATTCATTAGTGAATCAAGGTCCGTTTTTTTATAATGAACTATTAAACACAGGAGATACAATAGACGGAGATTATTGTGAATGGAATAATTTTGAACAACTTGAAAGAGTAATTTCATTATATCAACATAAAATAACATATAACGAAAATTGGTTTAGTTTGTCAGCAACCACGTTGACACCAAATAACCAATATGGTTATTTTTATCAACCACATAGCCCAATTCAGATCAGGGCTTTTTCTGACTATATTGAGGAAGGTAGTTCTTTGAATGTTGTTGGAATACCTGATTATGCTTATTACTCAACGATGAACGCACTATTTAGATGGAGAGATTTATATCCTTATGGGTTTATTGATACAGATGGTGTTGGGGTTGATTTTCCGTTTTTAAATAATTCTCATTATCCGTTTACAAACACAATATTTAGAGTTACACCCGAAAATTACAATATACCGAGTGATTATGCTCAAACTGGAGCAGTTCCTGTGAACATAACAACAATTGCAGACCCAACGGCCGATGAATGCGAATAGAATAAAAATAGTAAAAGACGATATAAATAAGTTTGTTAATATACCAATTAACATGCAATGGGATTTTATGGGTCGAGACGATAGTATTTCGGAATATGAAATCGATGCGATTAAACAAGTTACAGGTGTAGCGGCAGATTTTGAAATCGCAAGATTTGCTCATAACGTATTTTACAATCAAGATTCTGCGATAAATTATGAATTTAACTTTTATGATGATTCACAACCCATAACCGCAAATACAGTTGGAAACTGGTCTTCATCATATTTAAATAACGGATTTTCAGTTCAAGACATTTATTATTTTTCAAAACCTTTTACAAAGTCTTTTTTCAAACTTGATTTTTATGACACAAAAGAAGAAAAAACACAACAAATATATTTGTCAATTATTCTTCCCGTTCAACAAGGATTAACACAAACCGCAGTTTTATCACCACTTGTCCCCCCAGTTGAAATTAAAAAACCAAAAATGGTGTTAGATTATATTGGGGCAGATAAAGAAGGGTTTTTTGTATATTGGTTAAGAAGTAGAGATTTTATTGACATATCAACTTTTTTTATGACCGCCAAGTTTTTTGATGGAAGAGAAGGAGTTTTTAAACAAATGACAAATACAAGACAAGATTTAATCACACCTAATAAATTCCAATTCAACAATGAGGACTATTTTTATTATAAGGTGGATTTGGATTATAACAATAAAACTTACGAAGTGTTTTCGACATCAACAACTCTTAGGGTTGGAGATTCAAACTCACCGATAATTTGGTATGAATATGTTAACCCATAATGGAATTACAAGAATATAAGTTTATTGTTTCACCAGAAAATATCAAAAGTGATATTATTTTTGTTAATTATACAGGTGAAACAGATATTACAACAATTATTGATCCGTGTTGTTTAACGGCAACAACCACAAGTGCGACAACAACAGGAACAACTGGTGTTTATCTTCCTATGTCGTATGTTTTAAGTGGAAACACAGGAGGAACTTCATTTTTAACAGGTTTATCTGTTAACATATTGATAACAGAGTCTGCGGTTGATCTTGGATATTACACTCCATTTGATGGTTTAATATTGCAGGCCGACGTATTAAACAATTTTATTGTAACCGCAAACACAATAAATCCATATACTTACACATTTTATAATACGTCAGATTTAGAGTTTATTAAGTTTTTACAACTTGTTACATACACATTAGATTGGGGAGATGGATCACCACCACAGGCGGTTTTGGGAATAACACCTATTTTTCATACGTATCCTACGGCAGATAATAATTATACGATAACCTTGACTGCCAACTCGCCTTGGGGAATATCAAAAGTTCAAAAACCGGTTTTAACACCATATAGTGCCGCTACAATACCAAACCCACAAGGATCAATAACTTTTTATCCTGCTGGTGGATCGTGGTCTGCTAACCCAATAAGTTATGACTATATCTTTACGGGAGATTCAAATACAAACATCAACGACTACTATTCATACAACTACACTTCAGTTCCTTTTTTAATTACAGGTTTTACAGAATCAACCTTAAATGATTTGGCACAATTTGGACCAAAAATTAATTTGGCAGGAGGAAAATATAAATTGGGAATACAAGTAACAGGAAACACAGGAGGTATTGGTACTTACTATGGGGTTGATCCAACGGGAACTTATAGCGCCTACACAATGAACGGAACGATTTATCACGATTATGAAAATTTTACAATTTATTTTACAGACTCATACGGATTAGTTCCTGGTGAATTAGAATTATCAGCAATAACAAAAAATGAAGCACTATTGAATGTTATTGACCAACCAGAAATTATAACTAATGTTTATATTGAAAGGGGGAAATACACACCTTTAGAAAATGTTATGAGATTAGGTGAGGTTGATAACATGGGTGATTTAGAAAAATACGGATACAAATATTTTACAATAGAAAAAGTATCAACATAACTATTTATAAAAAAGTAATATTAAAATATGGCAACGGGAAATTATGGCGTAATAAGACCTTCAGATGTTAGTCCTGAAGATGTACAAATCGTGTTAGTTTATACAGAATCAAGAGATGACACACAAAATTTTACATTAACAACTTTGAACGCACAAGACGTTCTTAGACCTTATTTTAATAATAATGCCACGGGAGGAAGTTCAGTAGAAATACTTGGTGGTTTATATAATCTAAAATTACCAGCAGACCAATTCAATAAATTGGGAATCTATACTTTGATGATTAGACCTGCAGAAATTAGAACAATAATTACTGATTGTGGTGTTTTATCTGCATTACCAAACGTTAAAGGAATTGTAATTGATTTGAATAATGTTCCGGCACAAAGTCGAAACAAATTTGTAAATCAAGGATTAGTTGGATTTAGAGTTGAATATTTAAATCCTGATGGAACAAAAATACCAAACTTTTTTAGAATTATCACATCATCTTTTTATTGTGAACCTGTGGTTCAAAACCTAACAAACACAATTCAAAAATCTATTAGATATAAATATGTTGAAGGAGCAACTAACTTGTTATTTTGCACATTGTCTCCGTCATCATCACCAACTAATAAACCAAGTGCGACCCCTTATATTGGACAACCAAACCAAAGTATTATCATTACAAACACATACTTTAATCCAATAAGTACTGAGATTGAAATTGTTGACCAAGACATTTCAACACTTGCAATTGCTCTTTACGGAAACCAAACTAAATCTATTGAGGATGGTATTTACACCATTTACGATGCTAATAACAATATATACAAACAATACAACTTGTATGAAATTAAAGATCAGTTTAACGCTCTTCTTTATGAAGTTAGACAAGATCGTGGCGAAAATATCGATTTCTCAAAGGCGTTTAATAATATAACAGCTTAATGGCAACAAATAAATTTACTTGTCCACCTCAAAGTAGTGCGGCAAATCAATTCTCTAACAATTTGGTTGGAGTTCAGTTGGTTACCGGTGGAGGATTAACGCAAGCAAATTTTAATTTTACAACAGGTATTTCAGAAAAACAGAATCGAACTTTTACGATTGGAACTTTTTCTGACCCTATCAATTTGCAGTCCATGAATATGGAAAACAATATTGAATCTGCAGAAATTTTAGCCAACAATTATAGAGTTTATCCAAATTACGATTTATCACAAGTTACAAACTTTACACAATACGGATCTTTGGTTAAAAGATTATCAACTTCAGTTACAAAGATCATTAACTTTTTTCCTGCGGGATTGGAAGTTTCTCCAAGTACACCAAAGTTCATAACACAAGAAACCGCAATCAACATTTCATACGACTCGGTAGAAAACGACACAACATTTGAAGTTTATTTATCATCAATTCAAAATCCATTTGAAATTGATTATTCTACCAATTCAGAAATAAACATGATGTTTAATGAAATGGAAGTTTCTCCATTACGAAATATGAAATTACAATATAAAAAGTATGTTTTATATGTTAATGGAAATCAATACCCTGTAAATTACTTATACCCAACAGATAGTTCATCAACAACATTAAAACTTATTGTAGACGGAAACCCATTTCAAGGAAACCAAATTTCTTATGATTATTTAATTGTTAGACCAAGCGATTATGAAACGAACAAAGTTTTTAATTTAGATTTTGATCCGGTCGAAAACTTTTTATTAAATAGACAAATTACACCTGCATATACCGCAACATTTACCGTACCTGTGGAACAAGAAAACGGGACATTCATTTTGACCAACGACACGGCAACTTGGCCAAGAGCAGGATTTTGGAATTTGGATATTAGATCTGGTTCTTTTGACAATTATTTGACAAAAATTAATGATTTTGCATATAATATGGATCAATATACCACAAATATTGTATCTAGATTTTTAACAACAGGTGCTCTTAAAGAATTTGACACACCTGATCAAAGGTTTGAAAAACTACTTCAAATATACGGAAGAAGTTTTGATGAAACAAAAACATTTATAAGTGCTTTAGGAAACATCAATAGCATTCATTATACAATTCAAAACGATATTCCTTCACAATTATTAAAAAATTTGGCACAAACATTAGGTTGGGTTACGAATTTTTCACCAATATCTAATGAAGAACTATTACAGGCTGTGTTCACAACTCAACCAAATACTTTTCCTGGTCTACAAATAGGACAAACACCAGAGGAGATAAATTATCAGTTTTATAGAAATTTAATTCTAAACTCGGCATACCTTTTCAAATCAAAAGGGACAAGAAAATCTATTGAATGTTTATTAAGAATGATCGGAGCCCCTGAGGCAATTACCGAATTTAATGAATATGTTTATCTTGCCGACCAAAGAATTAATATGAGCGAGTTTAATCAACAATACGCTCAAATTAGTACTGGTACATTATTAACACAAATTCCCGTTTATGATACAACCGATGTTTATTCAATTCAGGGAATTTCATATACAGGATTTACAACGACATCAACAAATACAAATGTTCTAACGACAAGAACCGACTATCCTGTTGATGAATTTGGTTGTCCTAAAATGCCAACACCAACAGAAACATACTTTTTTCAAATAGGAGGTGGATGGTTTGAATCGACACCACAACATAGAATGCCTGAATTCGCAGTTCCGACAAATGCGGTTTTTACAGGAAACAATCCAAATTATCAAACACAACTTTTACCTTTTAATTATGGTGAAGAGTATTTGCAAGTTTATAGACATTTTCCTTATATGGATATGGGTTTTAAATTAAGAAACGTTATTGACAACAAAAAAAGTTGGGTAGACACAAATTCAACTTTGAGAACAAGTTTTGATGGGGGATTTAATTCATATTATAATGTTGGAGAAGAATGTTTGGTCTTGAATGTTAAAAATGTTGATATAATGATGAATCCAGCTCAAGGGTTGGCTTATGATGTTTGGTATATGTCAAACAAATATAATTTTCCAATACCAGAACAAGGATTATTTTATCAACCACCTTCCCCATGTTATGTACCGAACCCATATCCAAAATTAGGTGGGGTTGATTGGACCACAATTGTTCCAAAACCAAAACAAAAAACTTTCTTTGAATTTGCTCAAACTTTTTGGCGAAACATGATCAATACAAGAAATCGTCAATTTATTACTGATGGAAAAACAGGAGGTTACCCAACACTACAATCAATATATTGGAGATATTTAGAATCACAAAAATTAGCAGGAGTGCCAAATGACAACTTTACTTATCAAACTATGATTGATTATGTAAATGGGATGGGAGATTATTGGATTCAAATGATTGAACAAATGGTTCCAGCAACAACTATTTGGAATACGGGAACAAGATTGGAAAATTCAATATTTCATAGACAAAAATTTGTGTGGAGAAGACAAGAAGGTTGTAAGTTTCTTCCAATTCCTTGTAAACCTTGTAATCTTACAACACAACTATATGTCTTGGATTGTCCGGTACAACAAGTTACTTGTGGTTTATATCCCTGGTCTACTGATCCAAACACAACATCATTTGGTATTGTTTTGGCTCAAACTATGTTAGATTTCTTCACATCACAAGGGTTAGATCCAAATAATTGTCAAATAAATACTATTGTAAGTAATTGGTTTGTTGATGTGAGAGTGAATGGAACAATATTAACACAATATGGTTTCTTTGAAGGTATAGGAACAAATGGATTCCCAACTAGTAGTCAATGGGTGACGGCATTATCCGAAGCTTTCGATGGTTTACTAACCGATGGGTATAGTTATAATATTGATGAAACGGATCAAGAGATTGTCGTATTTAATAATAATTGTCAACCAAATTTTGACGAACTCCAAATTAATGTTGGAATAAACTTCGAGGTGTATTGTAACGGATAATGAGTATATCAATTTATAATTTAAACGTAACGGGAGATTGTAGTAATACAAATTCAGGTAGTGTATTTTTTAACATTACAGGAACAACACCCCCGTTTGCAGTTACCTGTATTACCTCTGGTTGTCCATTACCAACATCAGCAGCCACATTAAGTTATTCGGCATCAAGTTTATCAGCAGACACTTATTTTTTACAAATTATTGATGGGGCTTCTAACTCTTATTTACAATCAATTTACATATCATCAGGAACAACCGCCACGATTGATTCATTAAATACAAGTTGTGGTTTAGAAAACGGAGAGATTACAGGATTTACTTCGGGTGTTTATGGTATTGCAACATTTACACTTTATGATGGGGATGATAATTATGTGAGTTCTGCCACAACACCAAACTCAAATTATGTATTTACAAGTTTATCGGCAGGAACATATTATATTGTTGCTAATGACGGAGGTGGTTGCACAGGAATTACCGCATCTGTCATTTTAACCCCATCAACGGGACTTACATTTGGGGCATATGTTGTAAATGACGGAAGTTGTATAGGAACTCCAAGTGGAAAAATATTTATAACGGGATTAACACTTCCTGTTTCAGCATATACAATAACTTGGTCTCCAAATGTCGGATCACAAACAGGAACAACAATTACAGGATTAACAAGTGGTGTTTATTTGGCGACCATAACAGATCCTAATAATTGCACGACAACAAATTCATTTACCGTAAACTCTGTTGGAGCATTAACTTCAGCAGGTTTTATAACAATATCTCAACCAACTTGTTTTTCTAATAATGGGTCAGTTGAGTTTATAATAACAGGGGGGACTGCTCCATATTTTTTTAGTGGATCATCAGGTCAAGTTGAAATTACTTTTAATGACTCGGTTATTTTTACGGGACTTTCTTCTGGTGGTTATAGTTTTTTAGTCACAGATGCAGGTCTTTGTACAATTTATGATTCGGTTTCTTTATTAACACCAAACTCGTTTAGTACCGTTGCTGTTAATACAACACCATCAACTTGTTCTGTAAATGACGGAACAATACAAGTAATAGTTGATAATGGTTTTGCCACAGAACCAAGTTTATTAATATCAGTGTCTGGTACATCAGGAACACAACAAATTGGAACATTAGGAAACCCAAGTCAAACATTTTATGGATTACCAAACGGAACTTATTTGGTTATTGTTGAAACGGCAGGTTGTACATACACTGCAACAACAAATATAACGTCTATTAGTTTATATACCGTAAGCGCAACAACAACAGGAACTACTTGTGGGTCAAGTAATGGTGTGTTACAAGTTTTAGTGTCCACTGGTGGAACATTACCTTATTTATTCACATTAGTTGGACCTTCTTACGCTCCTGTATCAACAACAACACCTGTAGGAACATTTACAAACCTTAGTTATGGGAATTATGTTCTTACGGTACAAGATTCAGGATCTCCTTCGTGTATTCAAACATTTCCTGTTTATATTAGTTATAGTCAAAATGTGTTTTTCAATCTTTATCCCAATCAACCATTCAACGGAAATGACGGGTCAATAACCACAATTATTACATCAGGTGAACCTCCATTTACTTTAACGTGGTCTGGTAATGTTTCAGGACAAACAGGGTCTACAATAACAGGTTTAACATCAGGATCTTATTCATTAACCGTAACAGATTCTAGTGGGTGTACGTTAACAAAAACCATAAAGTTATCGGGAACAAAAAAATATAGTAATTACAGATATTATAATATTTGTGAAAACACATTTGAAGATAGTGGAACAATTACCAAAAGAGATATTAGATCTATGTATTTGGAAGGATTTTCGGATCTTACAAGTGGAGATACTAATTGTATAATAAATGACGCGACATTTTCAATATATGCTCAAATCGGATCTCAATCTGCTCAAACTCAGTTTTTTGTTTCAACAGGATCAACCGATTATCCAAGTGATTCACTTTGGGCACAAACAATTACAAACACATTAGATTCGTTTTTAGGTATATCAGGAACAACGGTTGATATTATATCAAATAGAATTACGGTTAAAACAACATGCGAAGACATACCAAAAGGATGTATAATTGAACCAATAAATCCATTACAAGATAATCAAATAATTGTAAATCTAATTATTGATTACGACATATCTTGTGTTTCGTGTTCTTAAGTTATGGCAAATCAAGTAACCATATATACCATTTCAGGTTTAACAACCCCATTTAGTGGATATTGTTGTGATGTATATGGAAATCAATGTTCTTATATTGGAATAATTAGTAGTTTACCAACAACAATAACATTACCAATTCAATTCAACACAGCCCCTGCGATAGGATTAAAACTAATCAAAGATAATGGATGTGAAAGAATAGAAACAATTAACTGCACCTCATAATACACTTGTTTTAAGTTTTTCATATAATTAAAATATGAAAGAAATTTTATTTGTTTCGGCACAACCTGACGTTCCTTATTTCATTTGGCAAATTAAATTATACGTTAACAATTTTATTGAAAACGGAATCGACCCAAGTCAAATTCACGTTGTGTTAGGACTTGTTCAAGGAAAAACAAAACCATCAAAAGAATCTGAAGAGTTAAAAAACTTAAATATAAATATTCATTATTTTGTTGACGAAAGAATAAAAAAACATTACATCCCGTCAATAAAACCATATTTAATTTCAAAATGGATTCAATCAAATACAAAGTTTGGTGAATTATTCTTCTTACACGATGCAGATATTATTTTTAGAGAACTACCGAACTTTGATCGGTTGTTGAACGATGATGTGAATTATTTATCTGAAACGATTGGATATATTGGATATAATTATATTATGGATTGTTGTGATAGATATGAAAATCGTCATCCATCTTCAGAAAAAGGTCAATTGATAAAAGAAATGGCCGGAGTTATTGGTATTGATGTTGAAACAATAAAGTTAAACCAAGAAAATTCTGGTGGTGGTCAATACCTTATAAAAAACACAAGTTGTGAGTTGTGGGATAAGATATATAAAGATTCAACCAAACTTTATGATAAAATGATATCATACCAAAGAAGATTTCCAATATCCCCTGGTGAGATACAATTTTGGACAGCAGAGATGTGGTCCGTTCTTTGGAATTTGTGGTTGTATAATCATCAAACAAAAATAACAAAAGAATTGGATTTTTCTTGGGCAACAGATTCAGTCGATGTGTATAATTCTAAACCCATATTACATATGGCAGGAGTTACTGAAAACCTTAAAACTACAAAATTTTATAAAGGGGACTATATTAATATTGACCCAATAACAAAACTTAAAGAAACTCCTAATCATTTTGACTATGTCGATGTTAAGAGTTCAACAATTAAATATATTGAGAATATGAAATCTTATATTAAAAAATACGATGTTTGATTATTTATAATTATTAGATGATTGAAAATTGCTACATATTATATTCTTGTGACGGAAGTTTTGAACCCATTGTTTCAAACTTTAGTGGGTTGAGCGCATACTCTGAAACTTTTGTTTCAATAGATATTTTAGATTTGGGAGAAACTCCCGATACTTGTTTTTATGTTTTAAGTTTGGGTGAGATGGAATGTTCCCCAACTTATAACATAGATGTTAATACTGGAACAACTTGTGTTTGTCAGTGTTATTGTTATTTTATTAGATCGGCAACTCAGACAACAGATGTCACTTATGTTGATTGTAATAACACCATAGTTGTGGACACGATTCAAGAAGGGCAAACATATAATATTTGTAGTAAAGTATTTCCACAATTTGACACAGAAACTCAAATACCAATTAAATTAACTGATATTTGTCAAAACAATCAGTGTCCACCAACAATACCAACAGTAAAACCACCAAATGAATGTGATGTTATTACTATTTTCCCAATGACAATTGAATGTTTAACTTTACAGCCAACAAATGATAAGAGTTTTGATGGATCAACAACTTTGATTGTAACAGGAGGAACACCACCATACACAATTTTTTGGGAAGTTGGTAGTTTTGCTCCCGCTCTTACAAATTTAGGTGTAGGACAATATAAAGCAACAGTAACAGATTATTATGGTGATTTTACTGCCACCACAACATGCGTGTTAACAGCGGACACATTAACATTGTCTGGTATGTGTTTTGCTGTTAGTGGAGTTTCAAATCAAACGACTTTTTATGTTTATAGTGAAAGTTCTGGTTTAAAAAATGGAAAACCATATTATAAAATTCAATACGGTGTTGAAACCATTGGATATGTTTTTTGGAGTTCAGAATTAAACTATTGGTCTTTTTGTCAAACTTTGGAATGTCAAAATATATCAAACTATAACGATTTGATGACAACAACATTTTATCCGTCAGGAGAAACTGGAGATTGGGATTATATTTCTGACTCACCATATTATTTATTACAATCTTATGTTGGACCATGTCAAATTCCAACAATACCAAAGGATTTAACTAGTTTATGTGTTACTTTAGTTGTTAGAAGCCCAAAACCAGGAGTTGCAACACAAAGTCAACAAATACAATTAGATCCAAGCAACGACGTAAACGGACAACCAAGTTGGTCGTCATCAACAGGACAATACGTTATTTATTGGAACACAGGATCAACACCTAATCAATGGACGATGACGGGTTATTCAAGTCCTTACGTTAGTTTAATTAATAATGACCCCACATCACCCCCATTAAGTAATTGGCAAGTTCAAGGATCTCCTGAAGTGTTTAGTATGGCCGTGGCTCAAGGTGAATGTTTGACAAGTTATACAATAAGTGTAAGCGCTTCAGTAAATGACGCCGCTTGCGAACAACAAGGAAGTATTACGGTTTCTGCCGTTGGGGGAGTTGCTCCTTACCAATATTCAATTGATGGGGGAGCGTCATACCAATCGTCACCAATTTTTAATAATTTAAGTCCTGGTATTTATTCAGTTTTTGTAAAAGATACTCAAACAACGGTAGGGTCTTTAACATCAATTCAAGTGAATAATATTCTTCCGACAACATATACATTATTATTAAATGTAAACTATGGTAATGGAACTTTTTCAATAACAGCACCTGTTCTTCCAAATGGAGTTACAATTTCTTTGAATTTAACAATGACATCAACTTTTAGTTATTACCCAAGTACTTTAAGTCCGGCACCGACATATAATAATATAACAACAATAAATGGAACGACACCAATGACGTTAACAAATACGACTTCAAGTACAGTTCCACTAACAGGTCCTTGTACTACTGATCTTCCAGTAACTGTGGTACAGACAAGTAAAACATATACAAATACTTTAACTTTTACTAGCGGTCAAGTTATTACAGGTTCAACAACTTCAAGTATTATAAATAACCCAACAGGTTTTTGTGAAAAAGCAATAGGGTCATATAATCTTTATATGTCAAGTCCTGTTGTGAATAATTGTGAATGTTGTCAAGTTATTTTAAATAACCCAAAATTAAATCCTGTACCACCAATAGTATAAAATAATAAAAACAATATTTATCATATAAATGGCTTATATAATTAAAAATACATCAGGTCTGGTAAATACCCGAGTTACTGACACGGGAAGACAAAGATTGTCTGAAGGTAGATTCAATATCGCTTATTTTGCTATCGGTGATAGTGAGATTTCATACAATCAATTACCTGAGACATATAATCAATCCAATACCGTTGTATTAGAACCCCAATTTAATGCTCAAAATAGTTCAGGTGTTCCAGAATCAAATAGACAATATATTAAATACCCATATTTGGTAGATCAAGGACAAACAAATATTTATGGTATTCCTTTTATGGATTCACAAATCGAATCCGTATTTAATAGGGCCGCGATGAGGGGATTTTTCACAGGAAACACAACCGCTTCCACCGTTGATTGGAAAGCGTTGGTGAACAATCAATATGTTGTTACACCAAACTATGTTGTAAATATGTCTACTTTGAACGGAACTAACGAAATAAATGTTTATAGATTAGATTGTAATGTTCAAAATAATAACACACCACAAATAGGTGATTTTATTACAATTTATTATGATGGGAGAGCAAAAACGGATTGTTCTTGTTCTAATTTTCCTACTCCAACACCAAGTGCTTCTGTAGGTCAAACACCGACACCAACTCCTACGCCATCATCAACAAATAGTGAACCTTGTTCGTCACCAACACCAACTCCTTCACCAACACATACTCCTTGTTTAACACCAACACCAAGTGCTCAATGTCCATTACCACCACCACCTGATTGTTTAAAAGATGTCGTTAGTTGTTTTTCAATTTTAACATATAGAATTATTTCGGTGTGTGAAAACAAATTAACATTAGATAGACCAACACCTGATTTTACAAACTTGGCGAGTGATTGTATTGCAAGAACATTAATTTATCCACCACAGATGGTTCCGTTATATGATAGTTTTACACCTGAACCACACTGGGCACAAAGTGTTATTGATTTTGAATCAGTTTGTGATACAGATCAATTTGATGTAAAAATTTGGAATATGAATATTCCGTGGACTGAAAGTCCGGCTGGTTTAATATCAAATCAGTTCCAAGATTATACGAATTTTGGATCTATAAATTATATAGGACAAAAAGAATATTTTGGTTATACAACAAATGCTCAAACATCAACTGATGATGTTTATTATTACAACTCATTTGGTGAAAAACAAGTTGTAACACCTACAAATCAAAAAGCGATAGCGATTATTCACTACACAAATCAAACAATTGATTTCTTTTATGGTGAAAAGTTTGCTTTACAACCATACGATAGTCAAAACCCTGAAAATACGCAAGGACAAGCAAGAAACTTCAAATTACATATTCCAACTTTAATGTGGCATAAAAATCCTGAATGTTGTTTTGGTCAAACATTTTATGTTGATCCTCCAGGATTTGATGGAAAAAACTTATTTCAAGTTCAATATACAAAATCAAACGTGTCAAATAATATGAACCAACCTGGTTTGAGATATTATAACTTATGGGATACATTCGCACAACCAAACGGACTTCCAAGTAGAATAGGAAAAGTTTATCCTGATTCAAAATTAATTATTATTGATGATGAAGAAATTGTTGCGGCACTTTCATATAAGTCAAATAGAAATTGGACTTTACCGGCACCTCAAGTTTCTTTATTAACACCAAATACTTGTGGAACATCAAACACTACAGGAGTTTTAACTGGCGGTGGTGAAACTTTGTGGGTTACATATAGGTTATCAAATTCATATTTCTTTACCAATTCACTTCATTGTAATTATTACACAAGTGTTGTGGGAACAGAAAATGTTTGTACACCCGATACACCAAAAAATGTTGCCGTTAGATTCGGAGGAGATTTTCCTTGTTTAGTTCAACCTGGATATTCACCAACAACAACAACTACCACTTATTTTCCAAATACAACAACCACAACAACAATAAATCCATATACAACTACTACAACAACATTATGTCCTACTTGTGTTGTACCAGCAGGGTTTTACTCTAATCAATTTCAGGTATTGGCACAAAAAGTTCCTGTGGGTCAAAGACCTGTTGCGGATAACTGGAAATTAATTGATTTCACAGAACAAGCAAGTCAATTTTTTGTAAATGGATATGTAACACAAGAATCACTAACAGCCACCACATTTACTATTACGGCAGAAAATTATTCATCAGCACCATATTATAATTTGAATGATTATGTTTCTTTAGTTCCAAAAGGGGACACAGGACCAAACCTTAATTTTGGTGATGAATATTATTTTTATGGTAATTTAGAAACTGACATCCAAGCGACAATCTACGAAATGAAGTATAAGATTAATTTATCTTCAAATGAGTTTTTGGTTTCTCAAAACCCAACATGGACTTTTGGTACAAAATCATATGTTACTGAAATCGCACTTTTGGATGCTAATGATGATATTCTTGTTATGTCAAAATTACAATCACCTGTGTTAAGACAAGGGATACAACAATATGTAATAAAGTTGGATTTTTAAAAAAACTTTAATTTTTATTATTATACCTTATTATATTAAAATATAACAATATTTTATGGCAAAAAACCTTAAAAATTCCCCAAAAGTGTTAGGATTAGATATTTCTACTCGAACAATAGGATGGGCTCTCTTTGATATTAAAACAAAAGAGTTACTTGAATTAACACACGTTTCACCAAGACCAAAAATTGATGGTGATGATGATAAAATAAAAGAACTTTTATTGAAGTCTGAAATCTTCGCAGAAAAACTTAAACAATATAAAGGTTTAGGTATTGTTAGAGTAGTAATAGAAGAACCATTACTTAACTCCAATAATGTTTATACAATTCAAACATTATTACGTTTCAATAGTTTTGTGTTTAAAGAGATATACAATATTTTAGGGATTGTTCCTGAATTCATATCAACATACAACTCACGAAAATATGCATTCCCTGAGTTAGTACAAGAAAACGACAAAAAGAAATTTGTATTATTTGGTGGATTACCAAAAGATGTTGATAAAAAAATGATCATTTGGGAAAAAGTTGCAAAACTTGAACCACAAATAAAATGGTTATACACAAAAAACAATACTCTCAAAAAAGAAAATTTTGATCAAACAGATGCTTATACTTGTGTGTTAGGGTTTATGAGATTAAAAGAAATCTGGGAATAATATCTTTTACATATTATTATTTGAAATATCGGTTTTTTAGCCGATATTTTTTTTTAACACACAGTACCTAATTGTGTAATTTGGATGTTTTGTGGGTTATTAGTTGTTGGTGTTACATTAGAACAAACAATAACCGAACTATTACCCCCCAATGACTCAGATACAGAGTTTGAAATACAATTGCTATATTTGATTGTAATTTTTGATGGACTTAAATTCGTGACACGATATTGATATTGAACACAAGGTGATGGACTTGGAGTTGGAGTTGGTGTCATAGATGGTGTAGGACAAGGAACTTCCAATGCCGTAGTATAGAAACCAGAACTACTATTGATACAAGTTTCATAAATAGAATTATCAACCCATTCCATAGTTGAACCAATCGGAAGTTCGGTGTCTAAATATAAGAACGATCCTGCAACATTTGTTCCATAATTTTCAGCAACCCATCTTACGTTCAAGTTATCCCAATATATTCTATATACCGTTGGATTTGATACATAACTCCAAATATAAGATAATTTACCGTTTATAAATCCATTTGGAGTTACATTAGTTGTACCACATTCTCCATGAATAACCAAACATTGTGTTACAGGTTCTTGAGGTGATGGTGTACATTTTAAACAAGAACCATCCAAAGTAGAACCGACTTCATTTGTTAAAGTAATATTATCAACTCCACTTATATTTTCAAATAATCCTTCATAGATTACACAATAATTCATTCCGTTAATTATTGCGTTATACACATAATTTTCTTTTGGTGATGTTGATCCAGAAACCAATACAAGATCTGACGTAAAGTATTCAATACCTGTAAAGCAATCACGGAATTTTTTACTATTAGCACATTGTATAATTTCAGAAAACGTATTAAACACAACTTCACCCGAAAAATTACAAGGTCTATCAACTTCTGGTGTTGGTGTAGGTGTTGGTGTAAAAGACGGAGTAGGTGTTGGTGTGACTCCTAATGAAGTAACCGCCATTGATACACCACCACATATGTTTGAAGTCGTTGGAGTTGGTGTGGGGGTTGGTGTTTTTGTAGGAGTTGGGCTAAAACTTGGTGTTGGTGGAATATAACAATCAAAAATTGCTTCAAAATCAAAATCAACACAAGGGTTTGTAGTGGTTGTTGTAGTTGTACAAGGCCCAAAATAAACAACACTATCATCAAAATCGGGACAAGTTGAAACACTACCATAAGGACCAAATTGATTACAAGGGTCTCCTATGTTTTGTGCTAAACACCATCTTGTTTCACCTGTTGAATAAAATATAAAATATCCGTTTGTTTGACCTGTATAATATGTATATGAACCATACATACCACTATATTGATATGTGTCATCATAGATATTATCGTTCTTAACACAAAAAATTCCAGGACAAGTACAAGTAGAAATTGATAATATAGTTCCCGATGAATCAACTTCATAAATTGTAAGACCATCTGAATAAAAAGTATTTGTGGATGGTGTAGTACAACCTGAGTCGATATATACGACATTTCCCACAAGTAATCCAGGTCCCCACAAATCAAAAATCAAAGGAGAAATACAAGATAAATTAGGATCTGAAGCGGATGCGAAAGTCCCCAAGAAATTACAAGCACATGCAATAATTTCGATAATTTTACCTGATGAATTTGTTGTGTATAAATTAGATCCGTCACTTAAATACGAAGTGCTATATGGTATGGTACATCCAGAATCGGTATAAAGGAAGTCAAGTAAATCTACACCATCCCCATAAACAGGAGCTGTAAGTGCTGAAAAACACAACGAATAATTTGGACTAGTGTCCACCGCAAATAAACCTAAATTATTACAAGCCATATTATGTTAATTCTTGTGTTACCATGCAATTATTGCTATCAACAACTTTTACAACATACGACCCCATGTCTTCCATAATAAATGGAAGGTTGAAAACATATGGGATTTGACCCAAACCGATTGTGTTTATGTAAATACAACTTGTAAAACCTGTGTCACAAGTGTAAACATCAAAAGGTGGGAAACCAGAAAGTGATGAAATTGTAATTTGCGTTGGCATATCATTAATAAATATAAAAAAAGAAAAAAGTTTGTGTAGTTGATATAGTAAAAGATGTTTTTTATATTTTAGTTATGACAGAAAGAGAAATACAATTATTGGGATTTGAAAGACAAGACTCCGAAGACGGAGAATATTCATTTTATTATTATATCTATAAAATTGTCGATGGGTTGGTGTTTATATCCAACGCAAATGATGACCTAATAGATGGAGACGAATGGTATATTGACATATTCAACACAGATCCCCACATTAGATTTACTGAGTTTGGTGATGTTCAGGGTTTAATCAATATTTTAGAAAAAAGACGAGTTGAAAATTGATGGATGAAAATGAAGCGTTAGTTGAATTATTAGAGGAGGCTCTTGGAGATCACGGGCTTCACTATCCTAATCGCGGACAAATTTCTTTTAATTGTCCTGTCTGTGATGATGATAGAAACAAACATAATTTAGAGGTTAATTACATAGACAACGTCTTCAAGTGTTGGTCGTGCGGAGATAGTGAAGGAACACACGGACCTTTGGGAAAGTTATTTGACAAATACGGAAACAAAAAACAAAAAAAACTTTATAATGTCTTAAAACCGGAAACAGTAGTTAAAAGAGAAAAACCAAAAAAACAACTCAAACTCCCCGACGGGTTCACACTATTCAAAGACTCAAGTCCGATATATCCCGTTAGAAGACAAGCCATGAATTATTTAAAAAGTCGTGGTATCACAGATGAGATGATTGAAAAATATCAAATTGGTTTTTGTGATAAAGGAGACCATTCAGGTCGTATTGTAATTCCATCTTATAACACCAAAGGAGAACTTAACTATTATATTGCAAGAAGTTGGAATCCAATGTCAAGGGCCAAATACAAGAACCCTGAGGCAGAAAAAGATAAAATTATATTTTGGGAAAATCTTATTGATTGGAATAAGGACATATATCTTGTAGAGGGAGCATTTGATGGATTATTTGTGAATAACTCAATTCCAATGTTGGGTAAACATATGTCCGAACTTTTATTTGAAACCATATACACAAAAGCCAAAGGTGATATTATTATATGTCTTGACGCCGATGCGTGGCAAAACGCAATCAAACTATATCACGAATTAAGTGGGGGCGATTTATGGGGTAGAATAAAATTGGTTAAACTACCTGACGATAAAGATATTGCTGATTTAAGGGGTGAGATAAAAGATGAATATTATCATATAATAAAATGACAGATCTAAAAAAAATATCACAAGAAATTAGAGAAATTATCTCTGAAAGACAAAAAGAGTTCCAACTTACATTTGAGGAAGAAACACATACATATACAATGTTGAATTCAAAAGGAGAGTTGAGATCTGATTTCCCATCTGTTTCAAAAGTGATGAAACTTTTTTATGACGAGTTTCCAACTGAACAAGCGGCATTTAGTAAAGCTGGAGGTGATCCTGATGAAGCCGAAAGATTGATTAATGAATGGGCTGAATTAGG